TTCTAACCTTGCAGCTAAGTTTACAGCATCCCCAATAGCAGAGTAATCAAATCTAGTATCACTACCCATATTACCCACAACAGCAAATCCAGTATTAATACCAACACCTATTTCTACTCCTAGATTAGCCATTTTTACTTTATCTTGTATTTCTTTTGCACATAATACAGCAGCAGTTTCATGATCTAGTACGTCAACGGGGGCATTAAATATGGCCATCATAGCGTCACCAATATATTTATCTACCATACCGTCATAATATTTAACGGTATCTGCTTGTATTGTAAGCACTTTATTCATAATTTCTGTAACTTGCTCTGGCTCTAACTTTTCTGATAGTGCGGTAAAGCCTCTAACGTCAGTAAAAAGAAACGTGCAATATCTACGTTCTCCACCTAATACTAAAGAATTAGGATCATCTTGTAATTTTTTAACTTGTCTGGGGTCAAGATAATGCTCAAACTGTTTTTTTATCTGTTGCCTTAATTTATATTGTTGTCTAAACCTTAAATAAAAAGCTATAGAACCTGTAATAAATTCAGATATTAATGTCCAGGAAACATCTATTAATAAACCCTTTTGTATTAAATAATAACCAGACGCAGAAGTAATCATTATAAGTATTGTTGCTACCGTGATACCCCAAGTAATACCTAATATATGCAAAGCAAACCATACCAAACTTACAAAAACAAAAAGACTTAATAATTCTACAGCTAAAGCATAATCGGGTATGTAAGGAGAGTTTTGTATTAAGATTGATTCTGCTAATGCAGCTTGTATTTTATGTGGTTCAAGTAATCCAACAGGAGTTGCAATCTGTGGCATGACACCATTTGCTGTTACTCCAACAAATACAAATTTATTAGCTACATTCATTTCTTTTAGATCTGTTTGTGGTGTATCAACCCAACTAATCCATTTACGACCAAAGCTATCTGTTTTAACTGGTGGTATTCCTCTTATTGATATTTCTGATATACCATTATCATTAGTTTTTATAATATAAGTTTTTACATCAAATAAAGATTTATATATTTGTGTGCCAAAACTAGGTATCCATTCGTTATTAGGTGTTTTGACTAAAAGTGGTATTCTACGTACTAACTGATCAATATCTGTGGGAGCAACGGCCAACCCTTGAAGTGTATGATTGGATAGTAGAGTCAGGTTTTCCTTCACTCCCGCAGAAATTATACCACCATTATCCTCACCCATTACAACGGTACCTGGAGTTTTGGGATATTGTCCTTTGCCGTCTTCAAACATAGCTATAACAGATGGTGCATAACCAAGAGCAGAAGCAAACATTTCATCACCACCCATACGATCAGCTTGAGGAAAAGATATAACCCAACCTACACCTACAGCTCCTTCATTCAGTAAATCTATATGTATTTCTGCTAATCTTTGTCTTGGTAAAGGATAACCACCCTCTCTTTCTACATCTTCTTCGGTTATGTTTAAAATTACAAAATTGCCTGATGGTTTAGGTGTTTTTATAAAAGTGTCATACACTTTGAGTTTTATTATCTCTGTAGGCGTGCTTTGAAATAATACAGGTAATGATAGTATTATAAGTAAAGGTAATAATAGTCTCTTCATTTAATCACTCTGAGTGATAGTAATAACGCTATCACTTCCTCCATTGATTTTTATTATATTAGATACACCATCTTGTATCAAAATAACCGTATAGGCATTACTACCATTAAGATCTACTCTAACGCTTTCGCTAACCTCTCTTCTAAGACTTACTACGTTACCTGTAATTAAAGTTGTAATTTGAGTATCAGGATCTTTACCTAATAAAGTACCAGCTATTTGCGTGCTAGTAGCTTGCACTAACTGATCTTCTTCTTCTGCTACTGCTAGTGCATCCAATACATTTAACAAGTCCTCTAGGTAATTAACATCAAGATAATTTATATCCAGCTCAGTAAACTCTAAACTATCTTCTTTTAAATAATCTTCTGCAAGATAGTCTATATCAAGATCGTTAAAATCTAGTACGCTATCTGCTTGTGTACTTGTGGTTTCTTCTTCAACCAAAACCTCTTCTTTTGGAGGAGTTACAATAAGCATATTGTCTATAACATCAAGCGTAAGATCTAAAATGACTGGTTTGGTGGGAGCTGATTCAAATACGCTTACTGTAGTAGCTTCATAAGGTTTGTTTAGTAAAACGGTGCCCATAGCAGTAACTACCTCTATTTCGCCACTAGAGAGCCCTAGAGCGTCTGGTAACAAAATAATAAGGCTACGTCCTAATTCATCAACTGTAGCCGTAAAATCAGTCCCACGTATTGCTATGTTAGCTGTAGGTGTTTTAAGTTTTATGTTTTGTTTATCTATACGATTAAGATTGCCTGTAATAAACCTGGCTGTACCAAGCCCAAAAGTAAGTGCCATTTTAGCTTTGCTTGGGTCAGGATCATAAATATACTCGTCAATTAGTAATTGACTGTGTTCTGTAAGCTTTACCGTTGATTCATCAAGAAAAGTTATAGCCATACGGCCATCTTGTGTTACGGCTTCATCATTACTTTGTATTGCAAACTTTAGATTAGCATCATACGGTTTGTCTCTAAGTATCTGAGCTGTACCGTTAAGTTCGGAAATATCTCCTATATCAGCAGCTTGTGCTTGTACCTTGGTCGTTTTGAATGACGCAAACAGTAGAAGCAGCAGTACCAGAAACGGATATGATTTTAAGCCAGTCATTATCTTGTGTACTCAGTTGTGAAACATTAAAAGTTCTTGATCCACCTGTGTGGTCTAGCCAAAAATATCCACCTGCTGACGCTGTAACGCCTGTTCCTGTATAGGTTACTGTATTGTCAGAACCATCAATATCCATATAGTTAGTAGCACCATCAATATTTATATTTGATGTAACTGTGTTATTTGAACCATTAATAATCCAATCTAAGTCAAGTGATGCAGCTAATGCTGTTGTGCCTTGATTTAATGTAAATGTATTACCGCTACCTGTAACGTCAACATTTTGGTTTGAACCATCAGCACTATAGGTATCTGTAGGATCTACCTGTATGGTAAATGAATTAGTGCCACCATCAAACTCGTAGAAACCTGTAAAGTTGTCAGCAAATATATCGCCAAGAAACTTATTAGTTGCACCAATCATATTAATATCAAGTGTCATGCTATTTCCGTCCAAGTCAAAAGCATTAACACTACCTGCCGTAGAGTTTAAACCTCCAATAATATTGGATATACCAAGCTGTTCTAGGTCAATATTTGCACCAGTACCAGATTGATCTACATATATTTCGTTATCAGCCGCGTATGTTGTCAATGCAGTCAGCATCACAATTAGGCTTATTAATTTTGATTTCATCATTTAATTCTACTCCTTGGTTATTGTTTTGTAAAACCCAGAAACCTTTATCATAACCAGTATTAATGATTTCTAGTACACCTCCTTCTATAGCTTTCATTAATGCTATGGTTGATGATTCATTTCTTGCGTTGCCTAGCTCTACTTCTACAAGTTCACTTTCAGCTTCCACAAACCTAAATACGTCCTCGGATCTACCGTAACTAAATATAGTTTTTTGGCTTAACACCTCAAGCAATACCTCTCCAGTAGCTACAGATACCATTCTCATGCTTACGGTTATATTGTCTTCTCTATACATCACACTTTTGCCAATACCTAAGTACCTGGCTCCCATACCACCTGATTCTAGGTTTGCTTCATAAGATATGACAGCACCTTCTATTAAAATACCAGCGAACAATAAAGGTCTTAGTGCTTTCTTTTTTTCTTCTTCAGTAGCAGTTTGTTCTCTTGCAGAACGAATCAGCTGCCTTTCCTTAGTGAGGTTGTCGAGTCCTACCCGTTCAACCACCCTAAAAAACTTACCGTCTCCTGCGTGTTTAAGAGCTCTGATAAGAAGTGCATTTGGTTGTTGTGTTATTGCGGTAGAAAATAAAGCAAACTCACTATTGCTTTTTCTTTGTCCTGTCTGATCAGTAAATGATGTTGGATATACAGCAACAACAGGACTAACTTCTGGTATAGCCACATTTTTAAGCTCTGCTGATTGCAGGTCTTGTATTCTTGCTACGTCTTTTGAAAACCTTTGTTCGTATGTATCTTCGAATTGATCAAATATAGAACAACTAGAAAGTAAAAGTACCAATAGGTATGACGATTTCGGTAATTGTTCCATCCGCCTCTGTAATCTTAAGGGTTAAAGTTATACCATCACTTGTATATTCTATGGTGTTACCCTCCAAAGTGATGACACCTTCGCTCTGCGGTGTTTCTCCGAATAAGTTATTAACTAACTGTCTTGATAATTCTGCGTATACTCTTGATTCAAGATTACGCATAAATCTTGCTAATGTTGAGTTTTCTTTTTCTCTCTCTATTTCATCTTGTAAAGCTTTTATTTCTTCTTTTATAGTAAGTTTACGTGTGTATTCTTGATTTTCTATTGTTAAATAATGTGATGATGTGCCAACGCCATTAAAACTAGGAGATTTAAACTTATGAACTATTTGATCTGCTTTTAAATTTATAGCAATAATTCCAAAGAATAATACAAAACCTATAAAAACTAGACTTATTGTAAGTCTATATTTTTCAAGTTCTTCTTTATCAATCTTTTCTTTGGTCATCTCTATCAGCCTTGGCTATTTTGTTACTATCAATTAATTGTGGCACACCTAATATAGTTTTAATTAAAGTGTCTTGGCGTATAATTTCGTTGTCTAAACTACGCACTCTGTCTATTAATGCTACCAAAATACCGTGTTGTGAATCAAGTTTTGTGCCTAGTCGTTCCTCAATAGCTGCAATTTGGCTTTCTACTTTTTCATCAACGGTATCAAGTTTTGTTTCCATACCGTCAACAATACGCATGATTAGTTTGTATATGAACCACCCAAGACCTAAAGCAGCTGCTATTGGAAAACCAACCTCTTGTATTACAGTAACGGCTGATTCCATTAGTAATCACCCCAAACTTTAGTCTTAGTTCCTCCGTGATATTCTACTGCATGACCTTCTTTGATTAAAACCTGGCAAATATCTCTGCCATCTTCTGTATAAGGTATACCAAGTATACGACCATACTTGCCTTTACCTAATGATTTTATTTTAAAACTGCCTATACAAAGCTCTTTTAGACGAGCTTTAGCAGCTAGACCAAGTTTTTTTTCTGCTAGATCTCTTGTGCGGCTTTCTGGTGTGTCGATGCCGTGAAGTCTAACTCTTTGTTTGTGTAACTTTACATCAAATCCTAGATCAAGACAGCAATCAAAAGTATCGCCATCTACAATACGTTCTAATGTAGCGTTGTAAACAAATGCATCAGGAGATTTAGCCATTAATCTATATTGTTTGTATTTACTTTATTCTTTTTAACTCGTTTAGTAGTCCAGGCTTCATTTACATCTGGTGTTGATTTATCATCAGCTACAAACTTACCTTTTTTAGTTCTAGCTCTTACTTTGACCTCTTCG